ATGAATGTAATGGTAGATAATTATGATAAGTCAAATGATTTATTCATATTATCTTACAAGAAATACATCAAGAAGTCTATGCCGCTTATGGTAAGCGAATTAAAATTCGGACCAGAAAAAGCAGGAACTTTAACGACTAAGCCGTATGATTTCGGAGTATTAGTTGAATTTGATGATTATTTCACAGGATTAATCCACAGTTCAGAATTTGAAGATTATGATACGGTTAAATCTACGCTTAAAGCTGGAGACCCAATCAATTTCTTCATCAAAAATGTTACCAACAAAGGAAAAGAATATCGTGTAGTATTAACATTAGACGAAGAGTCAATCGACCCAGTAAAAGCTCAATGGACGACATTTAGAGACAAGGTTGAAGGCACTAAAGTTGATTACACAATCAACTATTCAGACAACTCAATGACTCTTAATATCGATGGAAACGATCACATAATTCCACTGAAAAAGAGAGATATGGAAAAAAATCTTGAATTATTTCCTAAAGTTTTAATATCAAAAGTAGACCCTATTAACCAGAGACTTAAATTTGAATTTACAGTCTAATTTACAACACTGAATTAGATGCAGCAATTGATAAATAAATCAAATGAACGCAATATTCACATTACATATGCCAAGTCTTTGATCTATTAAATTTAAAAATGCCGCTTCTTCTGGGAGCGGCATTTTAGACTCAAGTTGTATGTAATGACAAAAAAAACTTTAATTAATATGCCACAATTATTTGAAAACAGAATCGAATATAAGCCATTCGAATATCCAATCTACAATGACGAAGGATGGATGAAACAGATGCAAGCTTTTTGGTTACATACTGAAATTTCTATGCAAGGAGATCTTAAAGACTGGAATGAAAAACTATCAGAATCAGAAAAACATTTAGTTGGAAACATACTACTTGGATTTACTCAAACTGAATGTGCAGTAAGTGACTATTGGACTGGAATGGTAACTAAATGGTTCCCTAAACATGAGATCAAGCAGATGGCAATGGCTTTCGGATCTCAGGAAACTATTCATGCGACGGCATATTCATATTTAAACGAAACACTAGGATTAGAAGACTTTAAAGCATTCTTACATGAACCTGCAACTGCAGCTAAGTTTGAACTACTTACGAGTACATCTGCGGATTATACACATGAGCAGCTAGCAATATCTAGTGAAGCTAGAAAGGAAGTTGCTAGATCTCTAGCTATATTCTCTGCCTTCGCTGAAGGAGTTTCTCTATACTCATCTTTTGCTGTTCTATACTCATTCCAAATGAGGAACTTATTAAAAGGTGTTGGTCAACAAATGAAATGGTCGGTAAGAGATGAATCTTTACATTCTAAAATGGGAGTTCACTTATTTAGACAAATGTGTAATGAATATCCTGAATTACAAAACAATGTAGAAGCAGATGTAGTAGAAGCGGCTAAATTGATCGTAGAATTAGAATTAAACTTTATTGATAAAATGTTTGAACTTGGAGATCTTGACAACTTAAAAGCTGAGGATCTTAAATCATTCATTAAGAAAAGAGCTAATGAGAAACTAGCAGAACTTGGATATGAAGGAGTATACATTTTTGAATATAACGAGGAAAGTGCATCTCAATTAGATTGGTTCTATCATTTAACAGGAGGAAAAACTCATACTGATTTCTTTGCAATTCGAAGTACCGATTACTCGAAAGCTGGAGAGAATGAAGATTGGGACGATATATTTTAAACTAATAATTATAAACAATATGACACCAGAAAGATTTACAGATTGGCTAAACGGATTCTTTGAAATCGCAGATCCACAAACATTAGATTCAAGAGAAGTACAGATCATAAAAGATCATCTTGCCTTGGTATTCAATAAAGTAACTCCAGATAGGAGTAGTGAAACTCCAAGCCCAGCTGATTTTACATATGATCCAAATAGAAAGCTATGTGATCCTATAATTACTGACGATAAATCATTAATAAACTTAAATGGAATTAATTCTCCAAATGAGATTTTGTTTTGCACTCAGCATAAAACTAGTGATTCACCGCAAGTATGTTCTGCAAATACAGATAATCAAAACTCAACATATAATAAACCATATGTTGGACCATATACAATAAAATAAACAAATATAAATAATGAGCGAAGAAGGAAAAAAAGTTGCAGATGAAATTGCTGCTGAATTAAATTGGGAAAAAGGAGTTGACTATCCTGTATGGGGTCATACTGAAACTTATCTAAGAACAATATCTAGAGGATATTTAATGGAAGGCGAAAAGCCTAAGGATGCTTATTGGAGAGTAGCTACTACAGTTGCTCGAAGATTAAAGAAACCTGAATTAGCAAGTAAGTTCTTCGATTATATCTATAAAGGATGGCTATGTTTAGCTAGTCCAGTTCTATCGAATACTGGAACTGAAAGAGGTTTACCAATCTCGTGTTTCGGAGTAGATGTTGCAGATTCAATTCAAGATATTGGACAAAAGAATTTGGAACTAATGCTTCTTGCGAAGTACGGTGGAGGAGTAGGACTTGGTCATAATCAAATCAGACCTGCTGGAGCTGTTATTACCGATAATGGTACTAGTGATGGAGTTGTTCCGTTTATTAAAATTAACGATTCAACTATTTTAGCTACTAATCAAGGAGCAGTTAGACGTGGAGCATCTAGTTCTAATTTAAATATTGAACATGGAGATTTCTTTGATTGGTTAGAGATTAGAGAACCTAAAGGAGATGTGAATCGTCAATGCTTGAACATGCACCAATGTGCTATTGTATCGGATAAATTCATGAGAAGATTATCTGATGGAGATAGTGATGCCAAGAAAAGATGGACTGCATTAATTAGAAAGAGAAAAGCAACTGGAGAACCATATATCATGTTCAAAGGAAATGTAAATAAAAACAATCCTGAAGCATACAAGCAGAATGGTTTAAAAGTATTCATGACTAATATCTGTAGTGAAATTGTTTTACATACTGACGAATCGCATTCATTCGTATGTTGCTTAAGTTCATTAAACGTTGCTAGATATGACGAATGGAAAAATACTGATCTTGCATATGATGCGACTATCTTTTTAGATGGTGTATTAGAAGAATTTATTCAGAAAGCAAAAGGAATGAGAGGATTTGAAAACTCTGTTCGTTCTGCAGAAAAAGGTAGAGCATTAGGATTAGGAGTTCTTGGATGGCATACTTACTTGCAAAAGAACGGTATCCCTTTCGAAGGAATGCCTGCTCAATATAAAACTAGAGAGATTTTCTCAAGAATTAAAATTGAATCTGATAGAGCAAGTAGCTGGTTAGCAGAAGAATATGGAGAGCCGTTATGGTGTATCGGAACTGGATTCAGAAATTCACATAGAATGGCAGTTGCACCAACTGTATCTAATTCTAAATTAGGTGGAAACGTAAGTGCAGGAGTAGAGCCTATTCCAGGTAACGTATTTACTGAGCAAACAGCTAAAGGTACTTTCATTAGAAAGAATCCAGTATTAGAAGAATACTTAGTTAAAATGGGTCATGATAATAAGAAAGTATGGAACAAAATGCTAGAGGACGAAGGATCTATTCAAGATATTAAATTCTTAGATGATTGGGGATTCCATAATGGAGAACTTATGAAGCATAAAGATTTTGATGGTTTTGCTGACGAATGGGATGCATTTAAAGACGTATTTAAAACGTTTAGAGAAATTAATCAATTAGATCTTATTAAGCAAGCTGGAATTAGACAACCTTATGTTGATCAGTCAGTTTCTTTAAATTTATCTTTCCCTAACGAAGCTACACCGAAATGGATCAATCAATGTCACATCGAAGCGTGGAAACAAGGAATCAAGACTTTATATTATATGAGAACTGATTCGGTACTTAGAGGAGATATTGCAGCAAAAGCAATGGAAGATTGTTTAGCATGTGACGGTTAAAAATAAATAAATAAATAAAATGGAAAACAATTTAAAAAATGAAGATGGAAGCTTAAACATGGCAGCTATTCAAAAACACGTAAGTGAATTTAATGAAGAATTACTAGGAAGCTGGTCATCATGTATGCAAGGAAAAATAGTTAGACATTATGGATCTGAATATGCAGCATGTGCCAATGGAATTTCTCATGGGAACTGGAAAGATATTTTGAAATGTATCGCAACTGCAAAAGGTATAACTAATCCAGTAACATGGATTCCTACTCAACTTGCATATTTTACAGGCTGGTCCTTTGCATGCATGTTTTAAATTGAAATATTAAGAATATAGAAGAGGAGCTAATTATATTGGCTCCTCTTTCTAATAAATAATAAAAAGTAATTCAATAATGACAAATCCTAAACATTTAAAATTTGTATACTCATACACTGATTTCTTAAACGAGCAAGCAGTTGACGAAGAAGGAATGCCATTACCTGAACCAGTAGAAACTAAATTTAGATATGCTTTCCTTAAAAAAGGACAAGAAGGATCTAAAAAATATCCTGATGGAAGTTCAAGTACTATATTTGATACCTTTGAAATAAAGGAAAATGATCTTAAGCTTTGGTTAGAGCAGAACGTTACTAATTTAGAAGGAACTGATCTTAATGATAACGAAGCATCGGTAAAAAGAAAGACGTTATATGATTATTTCTCTGGAAAGAAGAATAATGTACAGGATGCAGATCAACCTTATATTAAGAGATTTAAAACTGCGACTGAAACTGAATTAATAGCAAAAAGAGTAGATGATACGGAAGTATATTTTGCTAAAAAGACTAAAGTTCCAACTACTGAAATGGTAGATGTTACTTTCATCACTACTAAATGAAATTCGTAAAATCATATAAACAAATGAATGAAGGCGTAAGTCAACATTCTGAAGCACTTCTTTGTGCTAATGATATAATCCGCTTAATAAAAGAAGCAGACTTAGACGAATCATATCAAACATTAAAGAAATTAGAATATGATGATGAAACTAAATTTGACTTAATTGTCAAGATTAAAGAAACAACAGAATCTAATTTTAGTAGAGACCCTCACTTTGTAAACCTTAGTTGGGAGATATTAAATTTTAATGATAATGGATATGCGATTGATGCAAGAACTGAAATGAGCCAAGATACTCTTATTCCAGACATCACAATATATTTACTAATTGACTCTGAATCTAAAGAGTCCATATATAAAGAATTAGAATACAGATTAATTGACATAATTACTCATGAATTACTTCACACTAGACAAATAGGTTGGAATAAAGAACCTGGACATTCTCATACAACTAGTGGAAAAGAAAGAGCAAAATCCCAAGATCCAATCGAGTATTTCAAACTTCCAGAGGAAGTTGAAGCAATGGTTGGTGGAATGTATGCTAGATCCAAAGAAGAAGGATCAAATATCGACGATATCTTCAGAGAATATTTAAACCCATTCATCAAATATGGTCGAATGACAGGAGAAGATGTAGATGACATTCTTAAGATCTGGATTACATTCGCATTGGAGAACTATCCTGACGTAAATTTCAGCGAGGACTCATTAACTTCACAAATTGTTGATTCTATATAAAACTTTTTAACTAAGATCCGGTATAAGATAGTAAATTAATAAACTATTATTATGAACGATTTTGAAAAATTTAAAGCATCAGTAGAAGAAGCAAAGACTTCTGTATTTGGTGAAATTGATTCTATCATTGAAAAGATAGATCAAAGTGGCGACGTAGAAAAGTTCTACGAAAAAGGAGTTAAATCCGCAGCCGGAAGATTAAGAAAAGAATTGCAATTGATCAGAAAAGCAATCCATCACCCAACTAATAGGACTCACATGTCTGCAGTTGAGTTAGGAGCGAAGACTCTGAGAGACACTTTAAAATAAACACTAGGGAGGAAATTAACTTTTCCTCCTTTTTATTGCAAAAAATAAGAACCTTTTTATACAGGTTAGTATAAAACCATACAAATTAATTATTTACTAAAAAACAATTTACTATCATGACAGACTTTTTTGATTTATCAGATGACGCTTTTGCAAAGAAAAGCAACAACACATCGAACGCACGTACACCGGACACTAACATTTACAACCCGGATCCTAAGGCATTTAACGGAAAATACCAATCGGTATACAGATATGTTCCTTACATTTTCGACAAGAAACTTAGCAAGCTTACAAAGTATGCTGGAAAATTCTACAACACTTTAACTAAAGAAGTATTATATGTAGATTGTCCATCAAACGTTGGAGAACCTTCTATTATATGGGATGTTCAAACAGTAGTTAAGAGTCTTAAAGAAGAAGAGCCAGATCTTTGGAAACAATTAGACGAATCTTTTGGAAGATGGCATAATAACTATTCTCCAGTATATATTAAGAAAGATCCACAAAGACCAGAATTAGAAGGTCAAGTGAAGATCATCAAATATGCAGCTCAATTAAATAACTTAATTGAAGACCAAATTCACCCAGAAGCAAATGATTTAATTGAAGCAGCAGCTTCAGTTCAACCTTTCCACTTACTTAATGGAAAAGATTTCTTATGCGTTGTTGGAATGAAGACTAGAACTTTTAGAGATTGGTCTAAATGTAAATTCATGGACGAA